TCGTATATCGTCGATTTTCATCTATATATTGATAGAGGATTTATTTATATTTAGCGACGTAATTATGGCATATTCTGGAAAGTACAGACCAACGTACCGAAAGAAGTATAAAGGTGATCCCACTAATGTCATATACAGAAGTTTGTGGGAACTAAAATTTATGAAGTATTGCGATCTGAACGAAAACGTCCTGGAGTGGGGTAGTGAAGAAATTGTCATCCCGTATGTTTCTCCTATTGATAATAGGGTCCACCGCTATTTCCCAGATTTCTATGTCAGAGTACGAAGTAAAACTGGGAGGATTGAGAAACTTATTATCGAGATCAAGCCGCTTAAGCAAACAACGCCTCCCAAAAAACAACAGCGTCGTACAAAGAAGTATATAACTGAAGTTACCACATATGCGGTAAATGAAGCAAAATGGGAAGCAGCAAGAGAGTACTGTAAAGACAGAAAATGGGAATTTAAAATATTAACAGAGAAGGAGCTTAAGGTATGAGCATCATATCAAAAATAAAAGAGGAGGGTGCTAAAACAGCATCAACTCAAAGAACTGTTGCGTTCAATTACCTTTTTGATAATGCAAAGGATGATGTGATGCCTGGTAATTTCTACTTATTTGAATATAATCCAAAAACCAAAGCACAATTGAAGCATTGGGACAAATATCCCTTGGTTTTGATTCTAGATATGTATGATGATGGATTCATGGGAGCAAACTTCCATTATACTTCACCAAAAGAGAGAATGGTCCTTGCTCAAAAGTTTCTAAATAAAAGTGTCAGAATACCTATGAAGTTGGTACATAGGTATATTTTAAACAGAGCAGATAATTTATTTTTTGAAATCCCTGAGAAAGAACTGGTTGAATTTGCCGCTCTACCAATAGAACAATTTTACGATTCAAATAACAGATTCGTAAGTGCAAAAAAAGTACAATCACAAAAATAAATGGCATCTTTAAAATATCCAACCAGTACTACAACTACAGGATTGTATCTGCAATTTGCAGCATATGACTACAGTGTTGGGCAAGCAAATAGCATCAAATCAATCAGAGACCAAGTTGCTGGTGACTTAAATATTGGTGGAATTTCCTTTGATTTAGGACTTTTCGGTGGTGATCCTCCACCAAGTTCTGGTACTACAAGTGGTAGTCAAACAGGTATTTCTGGAGCATCTGGAACTAATCCAGCAAATAATACATCAAAAGGAAGTGTATTTTTATATCTACCTACAAAATTAGATTATTCGTATGGTGCATCTTGGAATAAAGTTTCATTTGGTGCATTGGGATCCGCATTTACTGATGCTGCTATTGATCTCGGTGCTGCTGCTAAGTTAGCAGGAGCAACTGGAGCAAATGCAGTGGTGGACAATATTCTCAAAAATGAAGCATTCAAGGCAATGCCAAAAGTTGAAGGATTATCATTGGATACAGTACTTGGAGCATCATTTGGAGTAACCTTTAATGATAATACACTTCAAACATTTGATAGAATGGATACTAGATCATTCAGTTTTGATTATTTGATGGTTGCTCGAAATGCAGAGGAAGAAAACGAAATCAAGAAGATTATCAAATTCTTCAAACTTGCAATGCATCCATCATCAAAAGTAAAAGGAAGAAACAACTCGTTATTCTTGGATTATCCATATATCTTTAAAATTTTCCCAAGTGGTTACAAAAACCAAGTAAAGATCAAAAACGGACCAAATACAGAAACTGGTGGAAACACTGCAAAGAAACTAATTAAGTTTTTACCCGCAACTCAGTTCTGTGCATTGAATAAAGTCACTGTTGACTACGCTCCAGATAACATCGTTGCTCTCACTAAGAACGATTTCGTTACAGCAGTAAGAATGAGTTTATCATTCAGTGAAATCGTCCCACTGACTCGCCAAGATATCAATACTTGGGAAGATTCTACAGATTTCTCCATCTAATCAAAAACCATGGCATATTTCAACAAAATTCCAAATATCTTATATCTCAAATATAAGAAAAATCCTTATGATGGCAGTTATCTTGAAATCAAGAATCTTTTCGCAAGAATTAAAATTGTTGATGATGTACTTCCAAGTGCTACGGTGTTTGAGGACTATTTTGTGACAGATTCAGAAAGACCAGACACCATCGCATTTGACAAATACGGTGATCCTGGTCTAGATTGGACTATTTTGCTTGTTAACAAAATTGTCAATTATTATGAAGATTGGCCAAAAGATGCAGCATCTCTTGATGAGTATATTAACTCTAAATACCAAAATCCTAGAGATGCTCAATCATATAGAACAATAAAGCAAGTGTATAAAGGAAAAACCGTGCTAGAATCGGGATTAGAAGTTGGAGAGTCGTTCCAGTTTGTTTTCCCAAATGGTGACGTAGTTCCCAAATCAGAATCTAGAGTGGCATATAGTTACTATGAGTATGAAGCAGCAATCAACGATTCAAAAAGAGAAATTGTAACTATTAATCCAGATTATATGGATGAATTTGTAGAAATCTTTGAAAATGAGATGAAGTACTCACCAAGCACAGAATACATTAATGAAAACTTAAAAGTTTCTAATAATTAATCTCTTTGCCTCCAGTCGTCTGGTTTGTCTTGTCTAAACCAATCGACAATTTCATCAGCAGTTTCAAATCTAGTTTTGTGGTTAGATGGGTCTGGGTCTCCTAGACCCATTTTGTTCATGAAATCGTCCAAAGAACCCTCTTCTGCTGGATTTGCCGCAATACGCCTTGCTCTTGTCAACATTTCCCTAGCAGACCCATTTGCCTTTGCCAACTTATCTGCCCAAATCATATCCTCTAGTTTAACTTCTTCTCCGTTCACAATTCTATTGCAAATAAATTCCAGACGGAGGCGGTATTGGGTCGATAGCATAAAATACCCCATTATTACTGAAATATTTAGCATCGACCCTTTTGAGCAAATTTTTGCCCGAATTTTTTTCCCGACTTTTTTGTAACCAAAAAGTGAATTTCGTTTTGGGATAAAAAAAAAGGGATCCTTTTCAGGACCCCCTTCTCTATCAGAACTCGTCGTTGGCGAGCGAGTCAAAGTAACTGTAGGTATCTTCGTTGCTGCTAGAAGAAACTGCATTCAACTCTTCCTTCATAGTGTCAGGAACAGGAGGAGCAGTGACAAAAGCACTTGCTGCCTCCATCTCGGCTACAACTTCATTCTCATACTCTTCACGATCAACACGAGTAGTACCTTTACCCAGAACAACGTTCAGACGCTTCTGAAGTTCATCGTAGGTCTTGAACTGATCCTTATCAGTCAGTTCATTCAGATCATACATCGAGTTATAGATGCTTTCCAACTTAGCATCATCATAACCACCCAGAGTTCCAGGGCGACCAAAGAGAGAAGAATCGTAGTTCCAGTAACCAGCAACTTTCTTGATGCGAAGATTGAAATCAGCACCATTCCAGAAACTGAAAGGATCGATGGGTTCTTCACCTTCAAACTCAGGTTGCATGGCAGCAAGGATCTTGTCATAGATCTTCTTACCATACTTGTAGAGGAAAACGCGACCCTCATTCTCGGGGTTAGCGGGGTCACGAACAACATAGATGTTGCTGTAATAGGACAGTTTACGCTTCTGCTTGCGAGCAACTTCCTTATCTGAATCAAGACCACTGTTCCACAGTTTGCGATTCTCTTCACAAACAGGGCAACTTTGACCCATAGTGGTCAGGCAGTTATCAATGAACCAACCACCATCTCCTTGGAATGCATGACTCCAAACTTGGACCCAAGGAAACTCATTGCCTTCAGCGGGTGGCAGGAAACGAATAACAGCATTCCCGACTCCATCCTTACCCATGGTGGGTTTCCAAAGACGGTCATCAATATAACCGCTACCTTCAGTTTTGTTGACTTCTTTAGTCAGTTTGTCCAGGAGGGAACCTTGGGACTTAAGTGCTGCGAAAGACATTTGTATTCTCCGTATTAGTTGTATTCGGTGGATTGTGTCGTATTGACTGGATTATCATAGCATAGAACTCAGGACTTGTCAACATCAAAGTCGAGGTGGTCCTTGAGTTTTTGCACTGACTCCCTGGCACGACGGTAGATGTCTCTACCCCTTTGATTATAGGGGATCCCCATCCGCTTGGCAACCTCTCTGAAGTTTTGTTTCAGTTGGTTACTTTCCTCGTCGTCGAGCAGGTCTGCCCTAGTATATAGCACTTCTTGCATCTCAAGAAGTCGATCTAGTTTGTCAACAAATTCCCCACGTTCGTCTGGGGTCATGTTGATATACTCAGGCATTTGTTTTGCTAAAGAATCATAGAGTGTCTTCATTGACTCTATTTCTTTTCTTACTATTTCTGATGAAAATAAACTCATATCTTTGATAGGATAACTTTCTTTACTTTACTTTTGTCCACTTGAAGAAATGGTCCGTACCGTTTGATAAGTTCTGATACACTTCCCCAAATAGGATCACCCAAAAGAACATTATCATACCTGTTAGTAAAGTCAATTACCATGTCAAGCAAGACCAATGTTTCAAGCATTATTTGGTCTGCAAAATACATCTTCAGTGTAGTGGAGTGGACTCCTTTATTGCACTGCATTGCATCTTGCAATGTACTTTCCCTTAAAAGAATCTTATCAAGATCACTTTCAAACAAATAAGAAATACTTTGGGTCTTCTTCTTCCAGTCAAGGTAATTTCCATCACTCATCTCTTTGATGTAGAAATTAGAATTGACTACAAAATTAGACACAAAGTATTGCTCTACTTCTTTCTTAGTTTTTAAATTCTTTGCAAGTTTTTCAAAGAAGTATACATCATTTCTTTGATTGAATTTTTCTTCTGATGCTTTGATTGATGCTCCATAACGAAAGTAATCATATGTCTTTTTAGTAAAGTGGGTTTTGATTGCAATGTAGATCAAATAAACATCAAAAGCTTTCATAATTTAAAAGGGCAATACACCTCTTGTAGTTTTCTTAATGTAGTTTAAACGAGTTGCTTCTGCTTTAATCTTTTCTTTTAAAGATGGGGCAATCAACTTCACTACAGATTCAACCTCAATGTCTTTGGACTCACAAAAGTCAACAATAGCATCAATATAATTGATAGTCCTATTACTGTCCTTCACGATGTTCTCAATAGTCATTGAAAACTTATTCTTATCCATGAAATTTTCATCAATTAGTTCATCTAAGTTTCTACTTGATTTGCTTGGCATCCTTATACTCTGCAATGTAATCTATTAGCAGAGGCACGTAGTCGTTAGTGTTTTTAACAAACACTTGGGTGAACCCAGTTTGGCAAGCAATCAAGGTAACGATCTGATCGACCTTAATTCCAGATCGTTCTTCATACATTTTAGCATATCCCGTTTCTTGAACAAAGTAGTTCTCAATCCAGGATTCTTTCTTCTCTTTGGAAGATGTCTTAAAGTCAATGATTGAGAGTTTGCCATCAAACTCTGCAATACAATCTACTCTACCAGCAATACCGAATTCGTGACTATAAAGAGGTGCCTCTTGAAAGTGAATGTTATCAATTCTGGCAAGCAATGGTTTTGCCAGTTTAAATAACATCAAAGGAAGATATTTATCCTTATACTTATCAAGGTCTAAATTATTATTTAGATAATCCTCGACAATACTATGTAGAGTAGTTCCAGCAGACGCTGCTCTGGTAGAAATCTTATTTGCCTCTGCCTCTCCTACTCGCTTT